AGGTCACAGAGCAGCGTGCCGTAACAGCCCAGCAGAACCGGAAACTACAGAATGAAATTAAGCGTTACCTTGCGGCGGACAAGTGTGCTGTTGCTCCTGTTCCCCCTGATGCTGCTGACAGGCTGCGTGACGCAGCAAAAGCCGCTGGTGGAGTACCGGACAGTAAAGCAGCCTCAGCTAAACCTTCCGGCTGAACTGACCAGTCAGATTGACGTGCCAGAGCCATCACAGGATATGACGTTCGGTGACAGCGTAAGCCTTAACGCTGAGTTATATGCCGCTCTGGGGCAGTGCAACATTGACCGCGCCGCCATCCGTAACATTGAGTCAACCAGATAGGTAATTAGATGACTATCAGCCAAGAAGTTAAAGATTGGCATGAGCGATCAGAAGCACTGGCTGCAGAGATTGATGCTCATCTCAATAGCTATCCGGGGCCAGAACGCTCCCGTATCAACTCATCAGAGAACGTGGTGATTTATCTGGGTAATCGTTACACGCTGATAACCGGCTTTATTCCACCTGAAGTAATTTCAGGTAACCTAAAGATTGGCAAAGGATAACGGTTAGCCACGCTGTGAAGTGTTGCGACACCGAATTGATGATCACTTTATTAGCTGTGATAAAATGACATCTTCTAATTAGATAGGAGATGATGATGGCCGATGTAACTATTTCAGTCATTCAGGCTGGAACTTTCAAAATCAAAGCAGATAGATGGCGAGACGAAGAATTAGATATTGATTATCTCGACATTGAAGCAAAGGCTATGAGCAATGTTGCATTGGGAAATATCAATGTTAAAACCGCCGTGCAAACCTTCATTGAAGGTGACGATTGCGGATATTACACATTGATTGTCAAGGACGCTGAAAGATATGTTTTAGCTAAAGGTGAGATTGAGAAGTTAATTAATCATTAAGCCGCCTACGGGCGGTTTTATTTTGTGTTGAAAACTGCATTCACTGAGTCCACTTTTCAGCATAAACACAATGAATCATCGGCTGGTGGTCTCACCATTGCCGAAGGTTAAACACGTCCAGCCAGCAGGAAACTCTGATGTCCGAGCCACGCATCTATAACAGCCGCTGGGACAAAGCCAGGCTGTCTTTCCTGAAGTCACATCCTCTCTGCGCCATGTGCCACCGTCAGGGCAGGGCAGTTGCAGCAGCTGTGGTTGACCACATCAAGCCGCACAGGCTGAAAGAAGCCATCAACGGTGGAAAACAGGATGAGATAGCAAAGGCTCAGAAGCTCTTCTGGGACAAGGCCAACTGGCAGCCCCTCTGTAAACAACACCACGACTCAACCAAGCAGCGCGAAGAGAAGCGCGGTCACGTCATCGGGTGCGATGAGAACGGACTGCCGCTCGATCCCTCATCCCATTGGCGCAAATGAGAATGAATATCATTTTATGTCAATGGTGAGAGGGGTTGGGTTCAAATGCGAAAGATTATCAACACCGTGAGGGAGGGCGGGAACAGAGTTCAGGGGCTAATGACCTCCTGACCGCCCGCCCCCCTTTTTATGCACAACCGCGAAATGAAAAGTTTTTTTCTGGGAGGTTTTTATGGCCGGAAGACGACCAAAGCCGACCCACCTTAAGGTCGTTACCGGCAATCCAGGCAAGCGAAAACTTAACGACAAAGAGCCTGCACCCGCGAGAGAAATACCGAGTCCGCCATCACACCTTACCGACTGGGGAAAGGTTGCGTGGGGCAAGCTGACCGTTCTGCTTGACGGAATGGGCGTGCTGACCGTTGCCGATGTGCTGGCTCTGGAAAGGCTCTGCGATATCTACGCCGACATTCTTCAGCTCCGGATCACGATTGCTGATGAAGGCAGAACCTATACGGTCCAGACCGATGGCGGATTCCTGATTAAAGCCAATCCGGCTGTTTCAATGCTGGCTGATGCAGACCGGCGCTTCAAAAGCTACCTGGTAGAGTTCGGCCTTACACCGGCTGCCCGGTCAAAGGTGAACGTGAATGGTGGAGAAAAAGAAGAAGACCCGCTCAACCAGTTCTTCGGTTGATCCGGCGACGCAGTATGCAATGGATGTTACCAGCGGGACGGTAATTGCCGGACCAGACATTCGCGCCGCTTGCGCTCGCCATATAAGGGATTTGGAAGAGGGTCCGAAGCGTGGCTTGTTCTGGGATGTTGAAGCTGTAACGCGTGTCGTTAATTTCTTCGCTCAGGTTCTGAAGCTCAACGGCGGTGAGCATGAGGGCAAACCCTTCATACTACTGCCGTGGCAGTGTTTCATCGTTGGCTCTTTGTTTGGCTGGAAGGCGGAGGACGGTACGCGCCGTTTTCGCATGAGCTACATTGAGTCCGGCAAGGGTTCCGGCAAGTCGCCGCTTGCGGGCGGCGTCGGTCTTTACCTGCTGATGGCAGACAAAGAGCCCCGCGCCGAAGTTTACGCGGCGGCCACGAAAAAAGACCAGGCGATGATCCTGTTCCGCGATGCGGTGACGATGGTCGATCAGTCGCCCGCGCTGGCGCAGCGCATCACCAAATCCGGCACCGGCCTGAACGTGTGGAACCTTGCGTTTCTGCAGACGGGCTCTTTCTTCAAGCCGATCAGCTCTGATGATGGTCAGTCAGGCCCGCGCCCGCATGGCGCACTGATTGACGAAGTGCATGAGCACAAAACAAACGCTGTTGTTGAGATGATGCGTGCCGGTACAAAGGGCCGCCGTCAGGCGCTGATGTTCCTCATCACCAACAGCGGCCACGATAAAACCAGTGTCTGTTTTGAATATCATGAATACGGTCGCAAGGTGGCAGCCGGTGATTTGATTGATGACAGCTTTTTCAGCTTCATTTGTTCGCTGGATGAGGGCGATGACCCGTTTAAGGATGAGTCCTGCTGGGGCAAAGCTAATCCATCGTTGGGTCAGACCTTTACGGATAAATACCTACGGGAGCAGGTGACGCAGGCGCGCGGCATGCCATCAAAAGAAAGCATCGTCCGCCGCCTGAACTTCTGCCAGTGGGTGGAAGCGTCCGATCCGTGGATTGACAGCGACACCTGGATGAACTGCGAACAGGATTTTGATCCGGAGGATTTAGCGGGTGAAGAGTGCTATGGCGGTCTGGACCTGTCCGGTTCGCGTGACCTGACGGCACTGGCGCTTTACTTTCCGAAATCCAAAAAGCTTTTAGTTGAGTTCTGGACGCCGAAAGATTCTCTGCTTGAGCGCGCTAAAACTGACCACGTTCCCTATGATGCCTGGCTGCGTAACGGCTTTATTCACGCACCACCGGGTAAGGCGGTCAACTACGGTTTTGTGGCGGTGCGTATCGGTGAACTGGCGGCCAGATACGATATTAAGTGCATCGCGTTTGATCAGTACCGCATCAAGTATCTGGAGCCAGAGCTCGAAAGCGAGTCTGTGAGCGTTGACCTTGTTCCGCATGGTCAGGGCTTTTATAAGGCGCAGGAGTCCGGGCTGTGGATGCCACGATCAATTGAGTTGTTTGAAGAGCACCTAAACAACCGGGTGCTTGTCATCCGACCTAATCCCTGCCTGCGCTGGAATGCTGCCTCTGCAGTGCTTGAGGCTGACCAGAAGGACAATCGCATATTTGCCAAAAAGAAAAGCACCGGCCGTATCGACGGCGTGGTGGCTTCTGCTATGGCAATCGGCGCAGCAGAGGATGCGGTGCTGGTGGACAGCGGCGATCCTGATGACTTTTTTGATGACCCGATCATGGTAGGTATCTGATGAAGGAAAAAAAACAGCCGGGTCGCATCAAGAGCGCGATTGTTAACTGGCTAGGTGAGTCGATTGGACTTAATGACGCTGCGTTCTGGCAGGAGTGGTACGGCACAAGCAGCAGCGGAAAGGTCGTAACAGCAGAGAAAGCGCTGGCGCTGGCCTCCGTCTGGGCCTGTGTGCGTCTGCTGAGTGAGTCAGTTTCAACCCTGCCGATGAAGGTATACGAGCGAGCAGCTGACGGTTCCCGCAAGCTGGCGCTTAATCATCCGGCCTATCAGTTACTGTGCCGCCGTCCGAACAGCGAAATGACGCCGTCGCGCTTCATGCTGATGGTGGTTGCCAGCATCTGCCTGCGTGGTAATGCCTACGTTGAGAAAAAGATGATCGGCACCAAGCTGGTCTCTCTGGTGCCGCTACTCCCGCAGTGCATGAAGGTTGAGCGGCTCGACAGCGGCGAATTGCAGTACACCTACACAGAGAAGGGCGTTCCGCGCATCATTCCGGTTAAAAACATGATGCACATCCGGGGGTTTGGTCTGGATGGTGTCTGCGGGATGATGCCGATGCGCACCGGGCGTGACGTGTTTGGCGCAGCGATGGCGGTCGAAGAATCAGCCGCAAAAATTTTTGAAAACGGTATTCAGACGTCAGGCTTCTTTCTGTCAAAGAACCTGCTGACCAAGGAGCAGCGCCAAAAAAATCGCGAAAACCTTAACCGGTTCGTAGGTTCAAAAAACGCAGGCAAGGTGATGGTGCTTGAGGGTGATATGTCCTATCAGGGCATTACCCTCAACCCTGAAGATGCTCAGATGCTGGAGTCGCGATCATTCAGTATTGAGGAAATCTGCCGCTGGTTCCGCGTGCCGCCGTTTATGGTTGGTCACGTTGATAAGCAGAGCAGCTGGGCGTCGAGTGTAGAAGGCATGAACCTGCTGTTCCTGACGAATACGCTTCGCCCGATGCTGGTGAACATTGAACAGGAGATATCACGTTGTCTGCTGAATGGTGATGAAGACCTGTTTGCTGAGTTCTCCGTTGAAGGTCTGCTGCGTGCAGACAGCGCCGGACGCTCCGCTTATTACACCACCGCGCTGCAGAACGGCTGGATGTCCCGTAATGACGTGCGCCGCCTGGAGAATCTGCCGCCGATTGAAGGTGGTGATATCTACACCGTACAGCTGAACCTGACACCGCTTGAAGACCTGCGCAAAAACAGCACCGCCGCAAGGGCCACACTGTTGCGCGAAGTTCACAACGCCGTTTTCC